TTATGTTGGATGCCTGACAAAGGATGAATATATAAACGCAAAGAAAGGAGAAAGCACTGTTACCCGGCAATATTGCAACGGTGTTTTATATGTCGTAAAAATAACACTGAAATAAATGGAATATCGTAATTTAAAAGATTTAAAGTTATTAGACCGTAATCCGAGAACGATTAAAGATGATGACTTTAAAAAGTTAGTTCAATCAATAGAATCAAATCCAGACTATTTTGAAGCACGACCATTGATACTTTCAGACAGGACGGGAGAATTAGTCATTATAGCAGGAAACCAGCGTTACAGAGCCGCAAAAGAGTTAAAATTAAAACAAGTGCCAACCTTTTTGATTAAAGACTTAACAGAACAACGTGAGAGAGAAATCATAATAAGGGATAACGTTTCAAATGGTCAATGGGATTATGATATTTTAGCTAACGAGTGGGATGTATCTCAATTAAAAGATTGGGGTGCTGATATCTATATTCATGATACATCTGATATTGATTTAGATAGTTTTTTTGAAGAAGATAATACAGAGAAAGAAAACAAAAACAAAATTGTATTAGAATATAGTGACGAAGATTTTGAACTGGTAAATGAAGCATTTAAAAATCACTCCGGGAGTAAAGAGCAAATAATTTTTAAATTACTTGGATTATAATTAAAAAAGGGTGATATTTATACAAAATTAGTAAAAATGAAAAACACAGTTATTATTCAATTTGAGATAGAAGGATTTCACCATTATCCAAACGCTCCAAAAGAAGTTAAATTTCTTTCTTCAAATCATCGACATACATTTTTAATAAAAGCAGGGTATAAAGTATCTAATCTAAACAGGGAGAAGGAGATTTTTATTTGCAGAGACCAAGTTAAAGAATATTTGGGTGAAGCATTTGGAATACCTTGTGAGTTCGGTAAAATGTCATGTGAGATGATTGCAAAAGAAATATTAAAGTTTAGTGAAGATGATGGTATGATTTGGTGTGAAGTTTGGGAAGAAAAAACAGGAGGGGCAAGAGTTAAATTATGATAGTAGAAAACCAAAAAAATATTAAAATTCACTTCGCAGGCTGCGAAGTGATGAACCAATTTTATGCGGTTGAAAAATTAGGTATTAATTACTCACTTTATACTGCTTTTCCATTCTTAGAAAGAACAGTTTTAAATACAAAAAAAAGTCCATTAATGCCGTGCCATTTAAAAAGTTTAGAATATGAAATCCCAAAATATATAGCATCAAAATCAAAGCATTGTATTCAAGATAGTGGATTGTTTACATTAATGTTTGGAAGTCATAAAGGGCAAAAAGATGAAAAATTAATGAATAGTTGGTATGATGGATTGACTGAATTTACATTAAATAATAATAATAATGCAACATGTGTTGAAGTTGATTGTCAAAAAATTTTAGGAGTAGAAAAGGCGTGGGAATATAGAGAAAGATTAAAAAAAGATATTCCAAATAGAATTATAAATGTATTTCACAAAGAAGACGGACAAAAAGGTTTAGATAGATTAATTGAATTTAGTGATTATATAGCAATATCGGTTCCTGAACTCAGGTTTTTAGGTCAAAAAAATTCTTGTATTAAAATTGCAAATTACATTAAAAATAAAAAACCTAATATTGATATTCATTTACTTGGATGTACTGAATTAAAATTATTAAAACATTTATCGTTTTGTAGTTCTGCTGACAGCACTTCATATATTGGTGGAAAAAAATATGGATTTATAAAAGGCAAACATATTGATACAATTAAAACAGAAGAAGTTATTACACTTGTAGGTAAAGATATTTATAATTATATTCGTAAATGGAACAATGAAGTTAATTCGAATTTTTTATGTTTAAGTATATATTTCTTAAATAACCAATATAATAAATATGCAGGCCCTCAAGATTAGTATTTATTTATTAGCTTTTGTATTAGCTAACTTTATTGTTCTTTGGTTTGGAGCAAAAGGATTAATCTTTACTGCATTATTTTTAATACCTTTTGACTTTGTAATGCGATGTTTATTTCACGAAACTTGGAAGGGTAAAGAATTAATTTTAAAACTTGGCAGTTTGGTAATTGTTGCAAGTTTAATTACTTTTTTAATAAACAAATCTGCATTAAATATTGCTCTTGGAAGTTCATTTGGTTTTATATCTGCACAAATCTTTGCAGGTATATTTTATCAATTTTTCATAAATAAGTCATATTTTATTAAAGTAAATGGAAGTGATGCAATAGGTATTTTAATTGATAGTTTAGTCTTTCAATTAGTTGCTTTTCAAACTATTGATTTATATGTTTCTGCAGGTCAATTTATTTTAAAAGTAATTGGTGGCTTGTTTTGGTATTGGGTAATTTTTGTAAAATTAAAAATTCAATTAAAATGATAACAGCAGAAAGATACCACGACATAAGTTGCGGTCATAGGGTAGCAGGTCACGAAAGTAAATGTGCTTTTTTACATGGTCATAATTACAGAATCCATTTTGTTGTTGCTGCTCCGGAACTTGATTCATTAGGCAGGGTTATGGATTTTTCAGTAATTAAATCAAAATTGTGCATATGGTTGGAAGATAATTACGATCATAAATTTCTAATGTGGGAACATGACCCAATGATGCCTAACATAAGAAAAATAAGTCCAGAAAGTCTTGTAATTACAGACTTTAATCCAACGGCTGAAAATATTGCAAAACACCTTGTCGAAGTTGTTGCAATTGAACAACTCGCAGGAACAGGATGTGTTTTAATAGAGTGCAGGGTAGAGGAAACAAGAAAATGTTTAGCAACATATAAATTAAAATAAATGTTACCAATAAGCGAAGTTTTTTATTCTATTCAAGGCGAGGGGTCAACATGTGGTTATCCATCTGTTTTTATGAGATTAGGTGGATGTAATTTAATGTGCGGTGGAATGGGTACACAGTTTGATAAAAAACTTTATAATGGTGCTACATGGCGATGTGATACGATTGAAGTATGGATGAAATCAAAACAAAAAAAATATGATGAAATTTTATCAAATGAACAAATACAAGCATTAAAAAATAAAGCACATCTAATAATAACGGGTGGGGAGCCTTTAATGCATCAAGAACAATTAATAGAATTTATAGACTGGTTTTTAAAAGAATATTGTTTTATTCCAAATATAGAGATTGAAACAAACGGAACTATTTCACCATATCATGAATTAGCAAAAAATATATATCAATTTAATTGTTCTCCAAAACTTACAAACTCAGGAAACAATAAATCAGCATTTTTTAATCATACTGCTATAAAGATTATTAACGGATATAATTCTATCTTTAAATTTGTGATATCTGTAGAAAAAGACTGGGAAGAAATAAAAGAAACATATCTTCCATTAATTGATAAAAATAAGATATGGTTAATGCCATCGGGAGAAAATCAAAAATTATTATCACAATCAAAAATTATAGCTGCAGAAATATGTAAATCGCAATATTTAAAATTTACAAATAGATTACATATTGAAATATGGAATAAAAAAACAGGAGTATGAAATATGATGAGTTAACGCCAGAATGGCATTTCCAACAGATATTAAAATCATTCGGGGAAGATGTAACCAGAGAAGGATTAAAAGAAACACCAAAAAGATATATAAAATTTTTAAATGAATTTTTAGAACCTAAAATATTTAATTTTACAACATTTGACGCTGAAGAAACAGACGAAATGATTGTCCAGACCAACATACCTTTTTATTCATTATGTGAACATCATACTGCTCCATTTTTTGGAACTGCAAACATCGCATATATTCCAAATGGTAAAATAGTAGGATTAAGTAAACTTGCAAGAACTGTAGATTTATATGCAAACAGATTTCAAAATCAAGAAAGAATAACAACACAAATAGCAGAAAGATTACAAGATGAATTAAATCCAAAAGGGGTAGCAGTTACATTAAAAGCGCAGCATCTTTGCATGTGTATGAGAGGAGTAAAAAAACATGATACATGGACTTTAACCAGTAAAATGTTAGGTGCTTTTAAAGATGATGAAAAAGCACGAAACGAATTTTTACAACTTATAAAAAAATAAAATGAGTAAACCAAAGTCAGAAAACACACCAAAGTACGAAGCTGAACTATTGGAAGTAATAAAGAAACACAAGATTGCTTTTTTCGATCATTGCTTTGCATTCACATCATTTTCAAGAGCAACAGCATATAATAATGGTTTGGACAAATTAGACAATATAAAGGCTGCTATAGACGAAAACAGGGTAAAAGCAAAAAACTACCTACTAAACAAATGGATAGCTTCAGACAATCCGACCTTACAATTAGCTGCATTCAGGTTGTTATCAGTAAGTGAAGAACACAGGTTGTTGAATCAGTCTTATGTTGATCACACCACAAACGGTAAAGACATTAAAGAAAACTTACCTGAATACATGCGCAAAGATTTAGAAGATGGAGAATCCGAATTATAATTTCTTAAAAAAAAAGTACCTAAACAAAGGATAACATTACTCCAGGGTGGAACTCGCTCAGGTAAGACACGTGCAATAATGGATTACATCATTGCTTTTTGCTTAAAATATTCAGGAATTGAAATTGATGTTTGCCGGGCTGAATTTTCAACATTGCGTGGAACGGCATATGCAGAATTTGTACAGTTACTGACAAAATTAAAACTACCACATGAAATAAACAAATCAGAAAATATTATCACAATAAACAACAACCGAATATCATTTTACGGTTTAGATAATGATGAAAAAGTACACGGTAAAGAGCGTGACATTTTATGGGTTAATGAAATAAATCAGATCAAACAAGAAGTATTTGACCAATTAAGCCCAAGAACAAGATACCGGATAATTGGCGATTATAACCCACGTTTAGGGAGAAAACATTGGTTAGATAAATATATTCAGGAGTTCCCACCAATTATAACAACTTACTTAGATAATCCTTTTCTTCCAGATATTCAGATTCAGGATATTGAAAGCAAAAGGGACAATCCGTATTGGTGG